AAATACTTATTCAGATCTTCTAGTCTCACTATGGGAGAGAAAGGTCTGAACCACTCTCTATTCTTAATATTGACATTCATAAAGTCTTTCATATTAGGATTAGTAGCATCACAGATTAAACTTCTATTACCCAATGCTCTAGGGCCATGCTCTGATCTACCACGAACCACACCAACAACATTACCATTTAAAATAACATCTGCTAACTTTTCAACATCCAATTTAATATGATTTCTCTCAAATAAATGTCTTGACAATTCACTTCTATCCCAAACAGGTGGGCCAATATAAGTTGTATCAACTACTTTAGTTGGGTTTATATGTCCACATAACAGACCCACAGCAAGACCAACATCACTAGGATTTGGTGATACATATACTTCCCTATCCTTTGCTATGTTTGTATTGTGAATAATATTAAGAGCACATCCACCAGTTAATACTAATGGAAGATGTCCATATATATCTGATATAAATGTCTTATTAAGAACTTCATCATAAAAAAGTTTTTCAAATACTATCTGATTAGTTGTAGCAATATCTTTACCATCCTTTTCAGAAAAATAACTATTCATTTTTGTTATACCATACTCAGAAAAACATACTATAAATCTACCCATAGAATGAACTATATTATCATAAGTATTTGAATTATAAAACGTTACTAATTTCTCTGCCATGTCTTCATTATATTCACCAAACCCAACATACCCCATTAACTTACCAGGATATACTAAATTACCTTTATAAAGATCCTGTTCTCTTTTTATATCTTTTATAAAATGAGCAGGTGCCATATATGAAATAGCATAATCTTTTTCACCAGAATATATTTTCTTTACAGGAACACCTTTCTTTGCATAAAATACATTAAAAAATTTCTGATCAGACCCACCATCAAAAGAAACTACCAATGCCTCATCATAAGGAGATTGGTATAAGGCAGAATAGCAATGAGCTTCATGATGAAGCATATACATTAACTTATTAAATTTAAATATACTATTAAAATCTACTGGCGTTTGACCTACATAACCATATGGTAAAGAAGGGACAGAATTAATAATTATTTTGTCATACGTATCTACATTATATTTCTGGATAAAATAGTTATTAATTTCTCTTATAATATCTTCTGCACATGATGGTTTCTCATAATAAAATAAAGCTGCATTTTTATGAGAGAGAAACCTCTCAACTTCTACAACCTCTAATACTTTTTTTCTATATGATATTGCTAAAGTAGCATTATGTGATCCAAAGAATCCAAGGTTAAACATAACAAGGTATACCTTCTGGATCTAACCATTTAGTATACTCAAAATCTTCTATACACATATCAAATTGAATTGAATTATCGCAAAGATACATGTCATTATATCTTCTAGTATATTCATTAAATTTTTGAATACGATAATCTGGTTTACCATTTAATTCAATGATACCATCCTCAACATAACGGTAAGGAAATCTTTCAAGGATTACATTCATTTTGCTTCTACCTCCTGTAAATCTTCTGATATACACTCTATCACATTATTATAATCAATATCTGGATCTTCTGTATTAAGTTTTAAACCAGCATTCTCATAATATTTTCTCACTTTTTTATAAAGTTTTGGGTGTTTTACATCCAAGAAGATTTCTTGGTTTACTGCTGCACGTAATGTGCTTAGGTCTTTTTTAAACTTAGTAGTAAGCGTCATTGCTTTGTTTTGAACATTAATAGTTTACTATGTTTCTGGTTTGATGTCAAGCCTTAGAATAATATTCTAGAAGACTCTGTTCATCTTTAAAACTTCCTTTCATTCTACTATAATTTTCTAAGTATTCAATCTCCCATACTGCAGGTCTCCAATGAAAATACAAGTTTCTATAATAATCTCCATCAAAGGGAGTTGTTCTCCCATGAACATTTAAACTTTCATAAAGTAAAACATCACCCTTCTCAAAGAAAACTTCATGATGATTATATTCACGATCATAATAATCTAAAGCCCAATTCTGTGGTGATTTTCTATCCACATAGATTATACAACTTATAACATGAGTTTGAATTACATCACGATGTAGATTTAAAATAGATCCATCAGGATAACTTCTAATACCATAACAACGAGTTGGAACTAATTTCTTTCCAGACCACTCCTCCACTATAGGGGTAAGAATATCAAATCCCTTTTGTTTAAAGTCATCATTAATACCAGTAAAACTAACATGCGGTCTAGTTTTATTATTTGATATTCCAGAAACAGTCTTACCCCACTCAGGATGATCTTCTAATATTTGATGATTTATACCAAATTCCATCTTCTCATACTGGTCATAAAGATTATCATACAATTCATCAGGAAGTTTTATCTTTTTAAAACCTGTTTTAGTAAATTGTGGTGGTTTAACTTTTGGAGATAATGTATGATCATATACAGTTAATTTTTCAATCTGATCAACATATTTTCCATTATGTTCATATTTAAATTGTGGATGAGATGAATCATTCCACCACCAATGAGGTTTTACCTTCCAAGGATTTACAATATCTTTTGAAATACGATCTTTTGGTTCAAGCATATGATTGATACCAATATCATCATCAGCCTGCTTACCATCAATACCTCTCATAACATTTATTCTCTTAGTATATGTTGAAAGATATGTACCAATAAAGATATCAGAGTCTGCACAGATCACCTGATCCATGACATCTGTTTCAAGTGCTGTTGTATTAAAATCAAAATACTGATAAAAATATATGTCATACTTTTCTTTAATAGGATCAAAGAAAGATAAATCCTTTTCATCTGTAGCAATGTAAAGTGGTTTTGATGGCTCAAAGAAAGAATATAATTTATCCAACAACAAATCAGAAGGAACCAATCTTTCTGCATGACAAATTTTAAAATCATTCCTTCTCACATGAACAGAATTATAATCACCAATCTTCTCTTTTACCTTCTTAGACAATTCATAAAACTTACTCTTATACCTAAAACATGTATTGATCTTATCCTTTAAAATATTTCTTTCAATAGGATTACCAGGATATATCATATACCAATAATGACCAAATAAATTATTTTCAAAATGAAGAAACTTCTTAGTGTAATCATTTAAGTTAATAGATTTCCTACCCTGACAAAAATGATCAAAATCACCTTTGTCTATATTATCATCTCCTGTAAAAACAATCTGATCAGGATCTATAGTTTTCATTCTATATGAATAATAACAAGAGATGTCACTACCATCTATAACACCACCAAGGTTTCCAGTATAAGATCTTTCAGTTTCCATCTGTTCAAACTTTCCTTGAAACTCAGGAACATCATAGAAATCTATACAATCAAATTCCCTAGTAACAACATCCTTATCAAGAATTTCCCATATATCTACATAGTCCTCTTTCTTCCAATCTTTTTGATTGTAACATTTACTATGAAACAACATCCATACATCAGGAGGAAGTATAACTTTTCTCTTTGTAATATAAGCTATCGATAATAATATCTCATATGACATTATTATATTAGATAGTCCAGAGAAATAAGGACTAAACGAAAGGTATCTCATGAAGCATCATCATTATCAATTGTATGAAGTCTGAGCCACTCCTCCTCTTCTTCTTTTAGTTTCTGACTCTCCTCCAATTGACGACGGTAATCATCATGCAATCTTTTCATTGCGTCTTGGTTGTCACTCATTGCCAATACCGAATCATATCATATTATATATTCATCTTCTAACAACAATATCTCCATCATCATCTTCATCATCATCTTCCATTTCCAATTCTATTTTTAATTCTTCTATACGTTTTTGTAATGCTTGATATTCTTCAAGATCACAACTACTAGGTTTATCAAAAGTTACTCCCATCAATTCCTCACCAGGTTGTACATCCATCATTTCTGGATGCATTGGTTTTTTTACCTTAGTAGTCCACATTCCTTTAGGACTATTGAGATTTGTATCCCATCCTTTTGATATTGTACGAATAGCCCATACCAAAAGAAAAACCCATGTTAAGGAAAATACTATGTCAGTTAATGGATTCATTTACTCCTTAGATGATCGTTTAAAAGATATAACCATATTATACCCAATACTATTATAGCAAATACTCTAATGGAACTGGGGGAAGTATCAATCATCGATTAAGTAATCTTTTAATTGGTACTTGTCTTATCTTATCTATAACATCATGTTCAACTCTATCAACAATCTTGTCTAAGATATTGACATCTATATGCATGAAGGGTGGAATGACACCAAGTATACGAAGTAAACCATCAACAAATAATGCAAGGGTAGTAAACCCAAGAATCATACTGATGATAGTTGCTTCTCTGTTATGCTTTGCCATAGATGCTTCATCAATTCTCCG